GCGGCCAGACTGGTGTCTTCGTAGGAGCGGCCTTGGCGCGTGCGCACGGCTTGCGAGACCCCGGTGGCCAGCGCGCGGATGCGCACCGCCAGCGGCGGCGACTCGATCGCCACCTCGTCCACGCCGAAGCGCCCCACCAGCACCAGCGGCGCGTGGCTGTAGCCGATGTAGGCCACCAGCTCGGCGGCCTTGTCTGGGTACCACTCATCGAGCCAAGGCGAGACGCTGTGCCGCACTTCGGCGAGCTCGATGTCGAGGCTGTCGGCCTCGCCGCTGAGCCGATCCACGTACACGATGCGCGACAGGTAGGGCTCGAGGTCGGCGGTGATGTCGCGCCCGCTGTACTCGATCTTGACTGCGGGCGCCAGCGCCCGGCGGCCTAGCGGCGCCATGGCGGCACCCCGCGCGTGCCGCTGGCGGCGCTGGCTTGGATGAGCGGGATGACCAAGCGCAAGCCCGACGGCAGGCCGGCCGATGCGGGCGCGTGCGGGTTGGCCTCGATCAGCCGGGCGATCTGGCGCACGTCGCGGTAGTAGTGCCAAGCGATGGTGTCCCAGCGCTCGCCGGGGCGCGTGATATGGGTCAGCCTCATGCCATATCCCCCGCAAAGCCGGGGCCGCGCACTGTGGCGCGGGTGGCCAGCCGGGCCAGCGCACCTGCGGCACTGCGGCACAGGCTCAGCGCCTCGTCGGTGCGGCGCGCGGCGGCGCTGGCGTGGTGCAGCGGGTTGAGCTCGAGCCACTGCGCCGACTCCTGGAGCGCCACCCGTGCCCGGCCAAGCTCGGTCGCCGCCTGTGCAACGTCGGCACCGATCGCTGCCACGCTGCGCAGGCCATTGAGCGCATCGACTGGCAGCGCCCCGGCCGCGTGGTGCAAGCCGTCCACGTGGCGCGCAAACAACGCGGTGGCGGCCAGCGGGTTGTCTGCGGCCACGCTGGCTAAGGTGCGCGCAGCCGTGGCCACGGCGGCCACCTGCCCCACGGCGGCCACGGCAGCAGAAACCGCCGCCGTCAAGTCGCCCAGCCGGCCCAAGCCAGCAATGGGCGCTGCGCCAGCGGCATCAAAGCCCGCGCCCATGGGTATGCGAAAGCCCTGGGCGATGACGCCCGGCGGCGAGGGCATGGCCGGGTCGCCGATGTACTCGCGCAGACTGATCTCGGCCTCAAAGGCGATCGCCACCCCGGAGCCGTCGGTCTGCACGGAGCTGACATCGAGATCGGCCACCACAAACACGCCCCGATACTCGCCCGAGCCCAGCACAAAGGCCACCGGCTCGGTGTCGTCCATGATGCGCTTGATGCGCGCCAGCTCCTCGGCCGGCTGGCACCACTGCGCGTGCAGCAGCACCCGCATCTTGATTTCGTCGGGCGCAAAGCCGGTGTGTTGCAGCAGGCCTTTGCGGCCAATGAGGGCTTGCTCGGCGTAGCGCGCACCAAAGCGCACGTCTAGCCCGCTGAGCCAAGTGATGACCTCGAGCTCGGTCGTGCCCAGCACGGCGTAGATGTTGCCGCTCATTGCACGCTCCGGCGCTGGCGCTCGGCCTCGTAGCGGCGCATCATGCGCTCAAACTCGGCCTGCCCCAAGGCAAGCGCCTTTTGCACCTCTTGCTGCACCGCGCCGGCTTGTGCGTTTGTCGCATTTAATGTGAGCACGGGCGCGTAGTGCACCGTCATGGCGCCCTGTTGCGCTGGGCGCGCGGCCGCACCGGCAGGCACATCGGGCACCGTGCGATCGCCGCCGGGCAGTGCCGGGGCCGGGGCGGTGAGCACCGACTGGCGGATGGTTTGCAGCGCTTCGGGCAGCGCCGGGGCCGGGGCGGTGAGCACCGACTGGCGGATGGTTTGCAGCGCTTCGGGTAGCGCCGGGGCAGCCAGGGCCGGGCCGCCGAATGCCGTGACGGCCATTGCCGCCAAACCCGCCGACGCTTGCGCCACCGACGCCAGCCGCGCTTGGATGCCCAGCGCAAGCCCGTCGGAAATGTTGCCACCCATTTCGGCAAACACGGTCGAGGGCGAGCGGATGCCCAGCACCGAGCGGAAGGTGTCGCGCACCGATGCGCCCACGCCCCGGATGGCCTCGCCGGCGGCCGCCAGCCGCTGGCGGATGCCGTTGACCAGGCCGTTGACGATCTCGGCCCCCAGCCGCAGCATTTCGGCCGGCAGCGCCAGCAGCTGGCCCGGCAGGCCCAGAAACCAGCGGATCGCGCCGGCAATCGCTTGCCCGACTTGCGTGCCAAAGGCTTCGGCAGCGCCGCCTGTGTCTTCGATGGGCGTGATCAAGGCCCTAAACCAGCCGCCCACGCGCGCCAGCACATCGAGCACCGGGCGCAGCGCCGGCATGACCGGGGCAAAGGCCTCGCGCACCGACGCGCCGATGGGCGCCAGCCCGGACACCAGCCCAGACCACAACCCCCTAAAAAACCCCGAGATCGGCCCCCAGAACTTATAGACCAGCAGCGCCGCCGCCGTGAGCGCCAAGCCGATCGGGTTGGCCAGCGCCAGCCGGCCTACCCACAGCAGCGCCTTGCCAGCGCCCAGCAGCGCGCCCTTGAGCGCACCGCCCACAGCCAGCGCAGAGGCCTTGGCGCGCGCCCCGATCTGTGCGATGTGCCAGCCCAGCGCGCGCATCGGCGCGCCAGAGGTGGCGATCTCGCCCAAGGTGCCCAGCAGGCCCGCCGCCGCCGGGGGGGCTGCGCCCAGCATCGGCGCCAGGCTTGCGGTCTGCATGGCCAGCGATGCCGCCAGCCACGCCCCGCGCAGGGTTTGCACGCGCGACACCACGCCCAGCACCCCCATCGACACGGCATGAAAGGCCGCCCGCGCCGCCAGGCTGCCGGCCTGGAACAGCAGCAGCCCGGCCACCAGTTTGCCGATGGCCGCCACCACACCTGGGTTGGCCTGCACCCACGCGGCCATGGCTTCGATCACCGGGCGCAGGGTGGAGAGCAGGCTGTTGAGCGGCGGCAGCAGCACCGAGCCGATGTTGATGGCCAGCTCCGAAAGCGTGTTCGTGAGCAGCCGCACGTTGTTGGCCGTGGTGGCCGAACGCGCCTCAAACTCGCGGCCCATGGAGCCGCCAGAGCGGGTGGCCGCATCGAGCTGCTCTGCATACAGCGCGGTATTGCCCGCCAGCACCGCCACATCGTCGGCGTACTCGAGACCAAACATATCGATCAGCGCGCCCATGCGCTGTGCCTGGGGCAGCTTTTCAAGGGCCTGCAAAAAGCCCATGAGCGCGCCTTGGGCGTCTTGGCCGATGGCCACCGACAGCCCGGTGGCCGACAACCCCATCGACTCCAGTGCCGCCTGAAACGCCGGCCCTTGCTTGGATGCGGTTTGCAGCCGCAGCAGCAGCGCGCTGATGGCCGTGCCCGCCACCTCGGGTGGGCGGCCCATGGCGATGAACGCGCCCGACAGCGCCGCCGCCTGGTTGGCTGTGAGGCCAAAGGCCGACGCCACCCCGCCCACGCGCGACAGCGCGCGCACGATCTCGGATGCGCGCGCCGGGCTCTCGTTGGAAATCTGGTTGATGGCGTCACCGAGCCGGCCGATTTCGGCGATGGGTATCTGGTACACGTTGGCCACCTTGGCCATGGCGTCGCCGGCCTCGGTAGCGGTCATGTCAAAGGCCACCGCCATTTTGGCCGTGGTCTCGACAAAGGCCGGCAGGTCTTGCAGCGCCACGCCCAGCTGGCCGCCGGCAGCGGCCAGGGCCGCGATCTCGGTGTGCGCCAGCGGCAGGGTGCGCGCCATGCCCATGATCGCACTTGATAGGCTGGCAAGCTCGGCGTCGGTGCCGTCCACCACCTTGCGCACGTCGGCAAAGGCGCTCTCGAAGTTGATGGCGGCGCGCAGCGGTGCGGCCAAGGTCGCACCCAGCGCCACCACCCCGGCGGCCTGCCCCCAGAGCTCACCCGCCGCCGCTTCGTGGCCGGCAATGCGCTCTTGTGTGGCCTCGAGCCGCTCGGCCTGCTGGCGCGCAGCGTCGATGGTGCACCCCAGCCGCACATAAGAATCGGCCAGCACGCCGATGGGGCGGCCTTGCGCGCCCACGCGGGCC